ATTTTTCGATAACACTACTTTTTGATTTGTTTTATGGTTAACATGCAAATGCATTAATACTGTATTTTATTTCTAATTGTCACGTCTTTAGTATTTATTGTCCATTTTAAACCCCAATTTAAAGATTTTAATACACAATTAACTGCGTAGTGTATTATTTTCAATCGTTTGCCCCGATGTACGATAACATTGAAGCATTTAATAGGGAGGGCCTAACTGAAGCACCCTATTAGAGAGAAACCCTTTGCGGAAGGGTCATTGACCGCAAAAACAGCATTTATGCAACAAGCACCTTGCACATTTTGTGCCAAAGCTTTCTCGGAGAAGTCCGTCTTTAGAATTTTTAAGTATTATTAGGATTGAGATATCTACAGTAGCCCTCGAGGGGAAACCCGAAGGTGAGTGTCGAGTGGTTTAGCGCCACCCATCTGCACTGACAACACAGTGTTCACAACTCTTTATAGTTGGTAAATATGGATGAGGATGGTAAGCATACAGTGTAAATGCCGTGAATATCGTAAACTGCACGGATAAAGGAACATTAGGTTTCTGATATGCGAAGTCGGTGGGTAAACTGGTGCTTGGATGGCGCCATGGATGTTGTCTTGATCCTTTAGTTATACACCGATTGCCTGGAGAAAGGTAGATCTAAAATAAGAAAAATTATAATAAAGATTACAAATACGAAAGTGCAGCCTTAGCTGATATTTACGGTTGTTGTGAATAACCACCCGTTGGTGACTACGAAGTGTTGCTCGCGCCATGCTAAATTGGTAATACATCCAAAATGCGACTATACAAACCAAACTCTGCCGGTCGTGACCATCCACTTAATGAAGAAAAGGAGTCTACTTCATTAGGACCAATTAGACTACCAAAAAGACGATCAACAGTTATAGATACAACTTCCATTAGTAGTACAGTGTTGGGCTTTCCTGCTAGGAAAGAGCCAAAGCCTGATGGAGGCAAGAAAAAGAGAAATTATACCCCGAAAGCTATTTTTAATAAGCTTGGTGTGGCTGAAGCTGGTTCCATAAGAGCCATTAAGGAAGCATTTGTCACCTCTGGTGCAAATACGTTGCCTAAGAAGCTTGTGACTTATGCACAAAAAGTTGCAACACAAGATGTTAGAAAGTTGATGGTTGAAGATCCAACTGTTGAAAAAGTTATTTTTAAAAGTAAGCTCACTGCTGAACAAAAGATTGAAAAATTACAAATTGAAGCTGGTGTTAGTACCAGGCTTATGCCTATTAAAAAGATTAAACAAGAAAAGAGTCTTGCTGAGCGTCTTGCTGAAGGTAAGAGACTTAAAGAAATTATGGATAGTATGAAAGAAATTCGCAATGAATGGCATTCTGTTGATACAGAAAGTGGCTTTATTGTACCAACAAAAGAAGATTTTGGTCTCCTGGTTTATGATTCAGAAGATACCATGAATAAGAATGTTATCTTTACACAACTTAGTAAGATTATAGAATCCAAGATTGCTAAAATTAAGCATATTGGAAATATTAAAATCGTTCATTCATATCTTCGAAAGAAGAATATTGTTGATAAGTTTTTTGTTCAAAACTATAAAGTTCGTAGTTCTAACTATTATGTTAAGAGTAAAAACAATCTTCGTATTGCCGAACGAATTGTTTCTAGTACTCGTGCTTACACCCCGAAGGATGGTGATATTATTGAGGTTGTGCAACGTGGTAGGGTCACTGGTTTTGGTGTTTTAAGAATGCCTAATATTGATGATTATATGTCTATAATTAGACCCATTAACCTTGGAATTGCGGATGTTACTACCGAATCAGGTGATTTGTTGGGATATTCAACTTATGGTCTCACTATTGTTGGGTTTTTGACTACAGTTTACTTGTTTTACTTTGGACTTTTATATCTTGGTTATTCTGTTGTTAATAGTGCAAAACAAACTGTTGAGTCTACTATTAGGCAAAGGCTTATTGATAAATATTCACCAGTACCATCTGCAATTGTTGAAGATATAGTTAATCTTAAAATTCCAAAATTGGATTCTGATACTAAACTTCTTTTATTGCGATTAAAGAAGATAATTCATGTTGTTTATCACTTGTATTGTTGTGATATTTCTTCTGCAATTGAACATGCAAGTGATTTTCTTATAACTGATTTTAATGTGATTATTGATTTCATAAAATCACTTAAAGTTCATCATTTACTTGGACTTAGTGCGGTTGTTACTGTACCAGTTGTTGTTGGTGGTGTGTGTTATAATTTAAAATTTGATGATTATGATAAATATATTAAAAATGAAATTATTTTTGAAGACATACCTAGTAAACATCATGTTGATCCTGTTGAAGATGAAGCTAGCGATATGTCCGATTTCTTTGGTTATGTTTCCACATGGTTTACAAAGTCTCAGATGGTTAATATGACTGATCATGATATAAGAAACGCAAATGCGCAATTTCAATACTTAAATTATATTAATCGACAAGTTAAAGAAAGTACACAGATAGTGATGAATTTGATTACAGTTATGTGTAAATTTTTCTTTTTCTTTGATCCATTTGATCCTAGTTTTCAGAATTTTACTAGAGAAATCATTGACTTTCATTGTTATGTTGGTAACACTCATATTTCTGAAAATCCTAAGACTGATCGTGCCGAGTTACAACAAATTGTTGATAAATTTGAAAACGCTATTAAACTTAAAACTGATTATAGAATGCAACAGTTACCAAAGTTTTTGTCTGATACTTTTAATCGTGCTTATGTCCAATTAGAGATTATAGCTGCTGAAGCAAACAATGTACTTCGTGGTTACCATACTCGCGCTTGCCCTGTTAGTATTATTTTAACTGGGCCTCCTGGTGCTGGCAAATCTCCTGCAACTCAATATATTATTGACGCTATGTGTTATTACGATGGAATTGAGTCTGATAGTCTTAAGGTTTTTAACTTTAATCCAAAAAGTGATTATATGGAAGGTTATAATCAACAACCATTTGTTGTTTTTGATGATATATTTATGTCAACTGATGCACAGAAACGAAATATTGAAGCTACAAATATAATCAGTATGGTCAATACAGCAATTTATATGTTAAACATGGCTTTTGGTGACAAAGGTAAGATGTTTTTTAATTCGAAGTATATCATTATGTCTACCAATGCTGCTAATAATGGAATTCAATTTTGGCGACCTGAAGTTGGTTTAACGGATAATAAGGCATTGTTTAAACGCTTCCATATAGCTTTGCATAGAACAGAAGTTAAAACAGATGTAAATCAGGAAATGGATGATGTTGAATTTCGAATTGATAAATGTGATGCATTTCCTGAATGGATTGGTCAGACTCTCCCATTACGTGAGATAGTTAAGATTATAAGAAGGATTAAGTTGTATAATGATAACCTGGTTCGTCGACCAAAGAGAGATAGGAACCATTTTGCCAATATACTTGGTGAAGAACATCGTGTTGAAATTATTCAAGAAGAAGTAAAAGAAGAACACAAGGAAGTTCAGAATGTTGAGACACATACCCTTGTGAACTTTAGTCCTCTTGGCTACGGTGCAAAGTTTATTGATTGGCTTGTGCCACCCTCAATTAAACAAAAGTTTGCACCTAGACGTGATGATATGCCAGTACTCAGAAGACATGACTATCGTTATGACAGTCCAAACGTACAACTTGAGCTTATGAATGTGTATGACCTTACACGTACTAAAGAAGAAGAATGCAGATTTGCATGGAATAATAACAGACCTGAATATCGTATGTACCATAATCAATTAACAGATCTACGTATGTATAGAGCAGAGCTTGAACGTGTTCCTTGGTATACCTATTTTAGACGTATAGATAACGCTCAAGAATTTGATTATTCAGAATTTGTAGCGCAAAATTTGTTTGGAAATTCTGAGTATCGTTCTTACTATCTGTATATCGTTGATCTCATACCAACTTATATGGCATCTTTTGCCGTAGGATATACTGTCACCACTATTATTGTGAAAGTTTTTGGACACACTGTTACTACTGAGAGTTACCAAAATAAAATTGCCAAGGTCAAAAACGATTTAAGATCCAACACAACCAAGTTGGTTTTAAAACGTCGTCTTGGTAAGGGAGTATCTACTCAAAGTGGTGAAGACTCATTCCAATTAAGTATTTCGAAGTCAATCATGCCCGGCATTTTTTCCATTGTTGGGAACATTAAAGGTGTCCCCCACCGTAATGCTGTTGCATACCACTACCGTGATGGTTACATGTTAACGTGTGCACATCACATGTTGTATTTTGCACAGTATGATGATGTTACATATACTATAAGTCGTGATGGAGATAAACCTCTTTCTTTTACGTTTGCACTTGATGAAGATTTTGTCATGGCTGAAGGCGTTGATTTAGTTGAATTTAAGTTACCTAAGAAAGCACCCAAATTGCCGCAATTATCTAAGTATTTTGCACCTGAGGATACCCCACCATATGTTTTTGGTCAACAACTTTATGTTGTAGGAGTTGATAGTGAAAATCATCAATTCGTGTACAAAGCATCCGTTGCTATGGATTCTCCTGTTTCTGTTCCTTATACTCGCTTTGGTAATGATTTAGTTATTGAAAGACCTATAGCCTACGACGTGCCTTCTGTACCTGGAAATTCTGGTTCGCTTGTTATTACTAAGGACAAAAATGATCGTGTCATGATAATTGGAATGCATATTGGTAAAAGTACCATTGACAAACATCGTTTTTGCGTTGCTATTCGACTTTATAAAGAAACTTTGGATGAGTTTTTAAATCCTGATGACACACCTGTTGTAGATGAAGTTGAAGTTCATGCTGGAGATGTTTTCCCGAGGAACGTCTTACGTAAAATTGATCCTCCTCATTATCCACCACGTGTTTCTAAAATACATCGCACTTCTTTGTATGGTTGTTTTGGTTCGCCAATTTGTGTTCCTGCTAGATTGTCTGATTTTATGCGTGATGGTGAATTGGTTTCTCCTTTGTTTAGAAGCATGCATAAATTACATGAGAGTGATTCCATCATCTATTCTTATAGTGAACAGCGTGTTATTAACTTTCTTTTAAAGTTATATCCTCGGATTAATAACCCTAAGGTTTTGACTATTAAAGAGAGTGTTGAAGGTATCCCTGGTGAATTTTCATCAATTTGTCAAGGTACTTCTCCTGGATATCCCTACTCTATTTATTCTACAAAGGGTAAAGCACCATACATAATGATCGAAAATAATTCTTTCATTATTGATGAGAGTTTTTACAGAGATCTGTGTGGATATAACCAAAAATTGTTGGAGGGAGAACAAATTGAAGTTTATTGGGCTGATGTCCTTAAAGATGAAGTTAGACCTTTGGCTAAAGTTGAGAAACCACGTTTGTTTTCCACATGTCCTTTGCATTATCTCGTTCTTGTGAGAATGTATTGCTTAGAATTTGTTGAATATGTTCAAAGTAGATGTGTTACACATCCTGTTTCAGTTGGCATAAATCCCCATTCTGTACAGTGGAATATTTTGTATGTTAGACTTGCTAATCTTTCTGGTTCCGTCATTGCAGGTGATTTTTCTAATTATGATGGGAATTTACCAGCTGGTGTTATTAAAACTGTTTGTAAGTTCATAAATGTTTGGTATAACGACGGGCCTGTTAATGCTCGTGTTCGTGAATTATTATTTGAGCATATTTACAATTCCAGACACGTTATTTATGATAATGTTTACCAATTGGGCCGTGGCAATCCGTCTGGCAATCCAATTACATCTATTTTGAATTCTTTTGCTAATGTTATCATGGTCTATGTCATTTTAACAGTTAAGTTTAACGTTAATGAAAATGAATTCGATATGGTTTGTTATGGTGATGACAATGTTATTGTTACAAAACAAAAAGGAATAACATGCAAAAGTTTGACACCTCATTTTTTAGAAATGTTTAACATGACGTACACCCATTATAGTAAGGAGGATGTGGACGTTGTTGATACGCTTGACACTATAAGTTATCTTTCTCGCAAGTTTATTAATGTTGAGGGCTTTATTCGAGCTCCTTTACCCTTGGACACTATTTGTGAGTCCTTATATTGGTATAAAGGTAGAGGTAATGAAATTGAGATACTTTCATCAACTATTCAGTCCTTTTATCTTGAGTTGTCACATTATCCCCGTGATGTTTATTTTGATACAATTCAAGCTTTGTTTTTGTATTGTCAAGATGAAGGAATGTTCGATTTATTACACATTTTTAGGAAATTGTACAATACTTATGATCATTATGTCGATATAATGTATACTGAGGATAAGATGAGACCAATTGAAGTTTCTGAAATAGCCTTTGGCTTTTATCCAGAGAAAACTTATGTTAAGCAATATTTGGTTGAGGATGTTGAGACACATAGTGGTATTTCTCCACCTTGGCTAGATGATCTGGATGTTGATTTTAAATTTCAACAGGTTGAAACTCATGCTGGCGATGATGCGGTTAATACAAGTGAAACACGAACAACGAATGATCGTGGTGTTATTGAAGTTCAAGATACACAACAGGTTCAATTGGGTGCCTATCAAGATGCTGCGCCTATTGATGCTACTGGTATTAATAGTGAGATAATGCAAGAGCCATTTATAACGACTAACATGGAAACTTACAATTTGAGTGATGTGTTAAATCGTGAGTATAATGTTTATACTCTCAGTTGGTCATCTTCATCTGCTATTGGTGCTTCTTTACTTGCTCTTGAATTCCCTAGTATTCTATTTGCACAGACTTTTATTGCACAGAAACTTGATGATTTTCGTTATTTTAAAGCTGGTATTAGGGTTTCAATGCGTGTATCAGCTAGTAGTTTTCTTTATGGAAAATTACTTGTTGCATATATGCCAGCTCCTGATGTTGATGCTTATTATAATAGTAGTAATGATATATATAACATTTCTGGCTTTCCACATGTTCTTTTATCAGCATCATCTAGCGAAACTGTTGTTTTTGATATACCTTTTATCTCAAAATATCGTGCTCTAGATTTAAATAGTTATACCTCCGGTGAGATGGGTCAATTTAAGTTTGTTGTCATGAATCCATTAACAAATATTGAGAACACTGCTTCTACCGCTAAGGTATTTATTACTGCCCAGTTTCTTGATGCAGAAGTATTTTTACCTCACACCCTTAATGTTTCAATGCTTCGCAAAGTTGAAGTTGAAACACATTCAGGGCGTGGTATGAGAAGAATACGAGGTAAAGAAGCTTTGCTTAAAAGTGAAAAGAAGACTATTTCATCACAGGTTCAAGTTAAACAGCCCGAAACTGTTTTTATGACAGCAACTAGATATGCTAGAAATACAATCGATTTTATTGAAAAAGGTCTTGCTATCGCCTCTATGATTGGTCTTTCAAAGCCATCCAGCGATAGTAGAACTGATGTTATGAAGATTAATCCATTTTCCGACTTTAATAATGCTAATGGTGTCGATTTGTCAGTTGGTATTGGGTTTGATCCTGACAATGGTATTTCAACCCAACCAGTTGTTGGAGGGATCTCAATTGATGAACTTGAACTTAAATATATTGTTGGTACTCCCATGTTGTCGTTAATTCAGACAATTACCAATTCTCCACTACCATTTATTATTGCAAATATTGCACCCGGTAGTGTTGGAACTGCTTTAACTTTGGTTTATGTTGATTGGATCACTAATTTATTTGTTTACGCTTCGGGTTCTTACAAGTTTAAGGGTTATTTTTGTGCTTCCCAAATGCATGCTGTACGTGTTGTCTTTTACCTTACAGACGCTGGTAGTACTGCTAACACTGTTGAGTGGCAAGATTGTAATCATAGAGTTGTTGATATTAATGGTGATACTGATGTTGAATTTACTATTCCATATTGTAGTCAGCACATTATGACTGATGGAGTTTCTGAACCTACGTTTGCTATTTGGTGTCAAGTTTTATCTTGGTCTCAAGCTAATGATTCTGTTGCCACACCTATTTATCTTAACATGTATAAAGCGGGAGCTGATGATTGGCAGTTTGGCTGTTTTAAAGATACTGCTTTTCAATGTCAATGTAATCCACGTCATGATTTTATGATGCCTTTTGAACCTATACATCCTGGAGTAAAGGCTTATAAACACCAGGGTTTTCTTATGGGTGAAAAGTATGAATCCATTCGTCATATAATTCATCGTTATCATCCAATTACACAAGCATCATCTGGTGTTGTCCCTACTTACAGTCCTGCTGGTAATATACCTACTAAAGGTTATACAGGTGTTGAGATGTTGGGTTTGATTTTCCAGTTTTGGCGTGGTTCTCGTCGCTTTAGGTTTGTTACTACAGACCAAAATGTTCATTTAGCCTATGCCAATGCTGGTGGTCAATTAATACAAGGTGTTAGTTTATCTTGCATGGTTAACCCCTCCGTTGATATTTCTGTTCCTTATTATAATAAGGATTTGTATAATAACACTCGCAGATCTGCAAATTCTACTGATAGTTCTGTGAGAATAACCACCACCCAAGCGTTTTATTTCGCTTCTGCAGGAGATGATTTTTCTTTTCATTTTCTTTGCCCCCCCCCATTGGGTAATTTTGTTACCCCCCCAACCACGTACGGCATTCAAGGTGCTGCTACTTTCTTTACTTAAATTAGTTGTAGTACGACTGACAACTAGTTGCACTTCATAGTGTTAATGAGCAAAATTGTATGGTTAAGAGCCACTCTTCGATAGCTTTCATCTTATATGAATGCGTTAATCGTTTGTTACTCATAGTTTCGTTCTTTTCTTAAAAGAATTTTTCCATGTAG